TTCTGATGTTAATTTTTTCAATAACTCGCAAACCGTAGTAAGTGATTTTAATAAAGTAAAAGGTATGAATGCAATGGGTGCGACATACAATCAATTGGTAAATGAAGTAATAGGTACAGACAAATTAAAGAGTAGCCTTAATCAATAAATAAAAAATGTTAAAAACATCATTACAAAAAATATATTCGGACATAGACTTCACTTTTGCCAGACAACCAGGCAAAACTGTGAAGGATTTGGCTTTAAGTTATGATGATAAAGCAGTTATTCGATCTGTTAGAAATTTATTATTGACAAACCATTATGATAGATTATTTAATCCTGATATAGGATCCAATATATCATTTATTTTATTTGAACCTTTATCTGGTTCCACAGAAACTTCATTGGAAAGAGAGATTAGAACCACAATAAATAATTTTGAACCTAGAGTTGAAATCGAATCAGTTGTAGTTAACACCGACTATGATAGGAATGGTTACAATGTCACTTTAACTTTTTACATACTTAATGCGACGGCAGCCACAGTAACAACACTTTTCTTAGAGAGAACAAAATAAAATGGCCTCTGCCAATTCATTAACACAATTTATAGATTTAGATTTTGATTCAATTAAAAATAATTTAAAAACATTTTTAAGAGGACAAGATACTCTAAAAGATTACGATTATGAAGGGTCTGCAATGTCCGTTCTTTTGGATGTTCTTGCATATAATACACAATATAATGCTTATTATTTAAACATGATAGCGAATGAAATGTTTTTGGATAGTTCTGTGCAAAGAGGATCAGTTGCTTCACAGGCAAAATTATTAAACTATACACCATCATCAAGCATAGCACCGCAGGCAACAATAATTTTAACAATGAGTGGCGTAACAGATGCATCATTAACATTACCAAAATACACAAATTTTTTATCTGAACCTATTGACGGTGTTAATTATAACTTTATTAATCCGAATGCATACACAGTTAATGTGGTTAATAATACTGCTACGTTTGAAAATGTGGTCTTAAAACAAGGAAGATTATCCGCATTTAATTTCATCGTGAATAGTACAGAAAATCCAAAATATATTTTTGAAATATTGGATGAAAATATTGACACAACGACACTTTCCGTTTTAGTACAAGAAAATTCGACTAATACAACGACACAAATTTACAACAAAGCAAGCGACTTTTTAACAATTGATGGCGACTCTTTAGTTTATTTCTTACAAGAAGGTAACAATAATTATTATGAAATTTATTTTGGTGATGGAATTTTAGGTAAAAAATTAAAAGATGGTAATATTGTAAAAGTTTCGTATATATCCACAGAAGCTACATTGAGTCACGGTGCAAATACGTTTTACTTGATGGACACAGTAGGCGGGTATTCAAACGGATTAGTTACACCAATATCAGAAGCAACAAATGGTGTGCAAAAAGAATCTATAGAATCGATTAAATTTCAGGCACCCAAGAATTTTGCAGCACAAAATCGTGCAGTAACAAAGAATGATTACATGACATTGATACAACAAAACAAATTAGGTATCACATTTGATTCTGTTAGTGTTTGGGGCGGAGAAGAAAATGATCCGCCTCTATATGGAACAGTATTCATTTCTTTAAAACCTACAGGTGCATACGATTTAACAACAACACAAAAACAAAGGTTGGTCGAAGAGGTCATAAAACCTATTTCTGTATTAACAGTCACACCACAGATTGTGGATCCAGACTATGTTTATGTACAGTTAACAATTAATGTTTATTATGATCCAAATAAAACCACACAGACATCTGGACAAATTCAAGAAGGCATCAAACAATCAGTATTTTCTTTTGCAACCAATACATTAAATACTTTTAATTCGACTTTTAACTCTTATACACTATTAACTTATATTCAAAATTATAATCCCTCAATTATAACTACAGATTATGAGATGAGGTTGCAGAAAAAGTTTTATCCTAATTTATCGGTAGCAACAAATTATAAATTTTTATTCAATACACAATTGCAAAAAGGTGTACTGACAAGTGGTGTCGGTAGTAGTCCTGGTCTAACATTTAAGGATCCATTAAATCCGGCTTTAGAAATTAATAACATACAAATTGAAGAATATCCATCATTGACTTATGGTGTCGAATCAATTTCTATTATTAATCCTGGTTTCAATTATCAATCTACACCAACAATTACAATTACAGGTGACGGCACTGGTGCAACCGCTACCGCAACTATTTCTGCTGGAAGTATTAGATCGGTTACTGTTACAAATGCAGGAAACAATTATACATCTGCAATTGCAACTGTGACTCCAGCAGAAGGAGATTTAACCGGACAATTAGGTGCTCTTGTTGTAAATTTAGAGGGGCGATACGGAACACTTAGAACTTTTTACAATAGTAACACCGCAGTCAAAACAATATTAAAACAAAATGTGGGAACAATAGATTACAATGAAGGTGTTGTGACTTTAAATTCATTTAATCCTATTGACATTGATAATCCTTTAGGCAATCTAACAATTTCAGTAAAACCTAAAACCACAACAATATCATCAACATATAATAGGATAATAACTATTGACCCATATGATTCTGCATCTGTTGTGGTGAATGTAATAGCGCAACCTCAATAAAATAAATGTTAGATTACAAACCAAATACATCAATATTAATACCGTATCAGGTTCCAGAATTTGTCCGGGATAATCCGGATTATTCCACATTTATTTTATTTCTAAAATCATATTATGAATGGTTCGAACAGGGTGGCACAGCAAATACACCAGGAAATACTGGCGCCATATCTAAAAATCTTTTAGATTATAAAGATATTGACAAGACACCAGATCAATTTCTAGATTCTTTCTATAATGATTTTCTAAATTATTTTCCAAAAGAAATACTTGCAGACAAAACAAAAGTTACAAAACTTGCAAAAGAATTATATAAATCTAAAGGTACGCCGTCATCGTACAAATTTTTATTCAGAGTATTATATAATTCCGATGTAGACTTTTTCTTTACAAAAGATGTTGTTCTAAGACCTTCATCTGGAAAATGGTACGTTGCAAAAAGTTTAAGACTTTTAACAACAGATACAAATTTTTTAAATATTAGTAACCTGAGACTTTTTGGAATAACATCAAAAGCAATTGCTACAGTCGAAAATTCTCTTGCTGCAGGAACTAAAACAGAAGTATTCATTTCAAACATATTAAGACTTTTCAGTTCTGGTGAATTTGTCAAGGTTGTTGATTCAAATAATCAAGATGTATACTTTAAAGACGGTGAAATTGTTTCATCAACCACTTCTGGTGCAGAAATTTTAACTGCAAAAATTGTTGGACAAATTAGTCAAATCAAAATAAACCCCAATTACAGAGGTCAAAATTATGTTGGTTATGACTCTGATACTGGTTATCCTGGCGACCCAATCGTTATCTACGGTGGTCTAAGTTCGAATACAGGAATTGGTGCAGAGGCAAAAGTCGGAACTGTAACGACAGGATCAGTTGTTTCTATCGCTACTTTGTTTGGTGGTTATGGTTATAGAGAAGATCCAAACACACAAATTGTATTTACAAACTTAGTTGGTAGAAGTCCAAGAACGCCTATTGCTACAGTAGGTTCTGTTAATGTTGCATCATCAACGATGGCCAATGTTAGAATCTCGATTGATTATATAGGGTTAGCAGGGTTAACACGAATTAACGCCGCAGCATATAGTTGGTCTACAGCAAATACACTTGCAACGGCAAACTCAAGAATTGCAAACACATTAACTTATACTTCTTTTACAACATATCCAATATCATCAGTAATTGTGCAAAATGGCGGTGGCGGATTAACACAAAAACCAACGGTAACAGCACAATCGGTATACCAAAGAGCATATTCCGGATCATACTCGGGAACAAATGCAGACCTTAAAAATTTAGGTATACTTGCACCAATTCAAATTGTTTCTGGTGGCACAGGTTATGTTGCTAATGATAGAATAAACATTCTTGGTGGAACTGGTGCCGGTGCGTATGCGAATGTTATAACCGTAAGTGGATCAGGGGCAATTACTTCTGTTAGTTATGTTAATCCACCATCAAGTAATACAGCAAATAGTTTCTACCCTTATCCTTTGGGCGGATTAGGTTATTCCGCTTCTGTACTACCAATAGCAAATGTAACTTCTTCAAATGTTCTTGCATCAAACGCTATACTTACGATATCAGGAATACTAGGTGATGGTGCAGTATTAGAACCTGCAACAGATCGAATTGGTCAAATACAATCAATATCAATTTCAAATTATGGTGAAGATTATATTGCAGCACCAACAGTATCATTTAAGGTACAAGATATTGTAGTTAAGAATATTAGTCTAGGTAATTTGCCAAGTAAAGGTGACCCAATCTATCAAGGTGCAAATTCAAATGTTGCATCATATACTGCATCTGTGGATTACGTTGAGCAAATATCTACAGATGCGAATCCATTACAATCATTATTCTTTATTAGGATTTACAACTATAGTAAAGCAAGACCAAACACAAGTCTGCCATTAAAGATTGATTCAAAATCAATATCTATGAATGTTGTCACAGGAACTTTATCTTCTTCTGTCGGTTATCCAAGGTATTCGACAATAGCAGAAGGTAGATATGATACTGCAAATAACATATACACATACGGTGACGGCACAGCAAAAGGCACTGCAACATTCTTAAATGGACTTACAATTGGTGACGGGCAATATCTAGATTCTACAGGGCAGTTAAGTTCTTCTGATGTTTTACAAAGTGTTGATTATAATAATTACACATATCAAATTACATTAGAAAAAGAAATCGCAAAATATAGAAAACTTTTATTAGAACTTCTTCATCCTGCAGGAACAAGGTTAAGAGGACGTTTTGCGATGAAATCAAATTCATCAATAGATTTCAATTTATATGATGCATTGTATCAAGGATATCCTTTGTCAAGGTTATTATCCGATACAGTTGTCACATTTAATATGGTCTCAGATTTCACAAATTACAGTAACAATATTATAAGATTCTTGAATGTTAGTGGTGGCACAAATATTGCTAATATATTTACGACAAATACCCTCGTTAAATTTACGACAGCAAATGGAGATGTTGGCGCAGGGTTAATTAACTCAATAAATTATGTTGCAAATACAATTACTTTGACAACAAATACATGGTTAACATTTGGAAATGTTGCGGTTGTATCATCTAATGCGAACAGTTGCACTATAAATATTACGGCATTAACAGATTCGTACAATATAATTAATAATGGAGTTTACTCAAATACTGCTGCACCATTAAGAGATATTATTAAAGCTGGTGACATAATACAAACAAATAATATGATAAGGACTGTGAGTAGTGTCAATTATTCTACAAATGTTATTACTTTAACTGCGAATTTAACTTATGGATCAAGCGGATATATGTCTGTAAGAAGAACTTATACGGGTATTCCATCAAACTTTATTGTTTATGGACCTGTTGGACAAGAGTATTTCACAGAAATTGTAATTGAAAATGGTCTATATACTATAACAGATGAAGACGGTAAAACAATCCTATTAGATTAAGGTAAAAAATGTCTACAATTAAAATTTCACAATTACCCGCATTAACATCAATTTCTTCAAATACGCAAAACACTTTATTTATAGCTGTTGATTTGCCGACTAGTACAACAGGAAAATTGACAGGAAAAGCTTTGGCACAAGGGTTGTTTGCGAATGAAGTTTTAAATGTTGGTAATAATGCTATTGTTTATCCTAATGTTATAGGGCAATTTGCTGGTTCAAGTAATACATATTTACAAATTAATCTTCAGAATTTCAATTCAAATGGTTCTTCCGACTTTGTTGCATCTACAAGTGATAGTGATAACTCAGTAAAATATATTGATTTTGGTATAAGCGGCAACACATATAACGATCCTATCAACTATAGTGCATTTAAAGCATATGACGGATATATGTATGTATATGGTCCATCAAACACAAGTCAGCAAGGTAATTTAATCATAGGTACTGCATCAACAAGAGCAAATATTGTATTTCTTGTTGGTGGATTAGGCACAGGCAACATTGTTGGTAGAGTCAGCAATTCTTCATTTGATTTCCTCAAACCAGTTTATGTGACAGGTAACGTGAATACCACTGGGTCTTTCATATTCTCTGATGGTTCAGTTCAAACCACAGCCTATACCAGCGTTTATGCTCAAAGTGGTGCTACATCTGCGTATGCAACTCAAAAAGTTTTACAGTATAATCCGTCAACCAATGCCGTTACATACAGCAATACTTTGGATGCGGTAAGAGCATACATCACAGGATACAGTTCAGAAATTCACGTTAGTCCTGTTGCGGTTGATGACACTGGCAACGGAACCATTGGTGATCCAGTTAAAACCATTGCTCGTGCCAAGGTACTCTTAGCCGCGGCTTTTGAAACAACTGCGGCTGGTCAAAGAAAGACAATTATCTTACATCCGGGCAGTTATGCAGAAGATGTAACAATTGATACTCAGTACACTGTTTTAACCACACACGAGTTGGTGGGTAAAAGTACAACACTGGCTGGTACATTGACTCTTACAACAGGATGTACCGTTGATGGTTTAAAGATGACCAATCTTGTTATTTCAGGATCATCAGCAGGAGGTTCGATTGATATTATTGGTTGTACTGTGACAACCGCAACAACAAAAACATCAACAGCATACACAGTTTTTAGAGGATGTGATTTATCTTCATCAACACTAAGCATTACTGGTGGCGGCACAACAATACTAAATGGTGGTAATTATTTTACACTTACAGTGAACAATGCGGCCGCTGGAGTTTTAGCCAAATCAGTTGTTAGTATGGGCCCAGTGACACTGACACTAGGAACGCTACAACTTTCTGACACGCTGATTTACTCTGCTACCAATACATCCTATGCCATAACGCAAAGTGCTAATTCAGTCATAACAATAAACAATTGTCAGACACTAATACCAGATTTGTCAAATGTGTCGAGAAATAGTTTGAGTGGTTTCTATTCTATCCTAAGCAGTGTTTATGATCGACCAAACTCAATCTTAGCCACT